TATCAGAGCCGCAGCGCAGTAATGTCATATATGCTATGCTTGAAGAAAGCATATTTTTGAACACCTCTGCATCAACTTCATCCGCACTGCCAAATATCCCTGCCTCATGAACAAGTTCCGGGAGAATATCCTCATAGGTATCTTCTGCAATGCTTTCTGCAATATCAATTACCCTATCCTCAAATGATTTGCTGCTATCGGTCTCGCCGTATATTGCTTCAAGCTTTTCCAGTACAGTATCTTTGTACTCATCCCGCATTTTCCATAGTACGGGCTTTCTGCCGCCATACCACGATTCATGAACATCCTTGATATCAAATACATACTTAAGTCTGTGTCCGGCTCCCGCTGTATCATCAATAAGCGCAATACCTTTTGCTCCCTTATTGACCCAGCAGAGCATCTTTTCATTCCAGAATTCCATGCTGGCACATGCCGTGGCATTTGGTCTTTGGGCATATATCAGCATCTGATCTTCAAAGGGATACTTGTACATCCATCCTGCTGTTTTTAAGAATTTCTTCCATTCATCAGCAGAGGATGTGATTTCCTGAGCCGTATATTCAGCCATCCCGGTAATGATGTCTATCTTCCTTACCATCGCCTATCCTCCTGTTTCATTTTTCATAATACCTTTCACGGTATGTCTTAAAGCCCTTTATATACGGGCATTCCGTGAACTGACAGAAACGATATTGAAACTCCGGTCTGTGGTACTTACATCCACCGCAAATATCATCCGAATCTCCGCTTTTTGTTCCGGTACTTTCCATCATTTCCTTAAAAATCTCAAATTCTGTCTTCCCCTGCATCACTTTCCCCTCTTTGTTTCTTTTACAATGTCGCTGATGCAGTAACCGATACAGGGACCTGATTTCTTATAAGGGCATCCGTCACATCTGGTTTTCGGTTTATCAGGTGTCCTGTCCGGCAATCTGAAGTAACAATCCTCTTCGCCAAGGCTACAACCAGCCTTCTTTCCGCCCCACCAGTAGCAATACTTGCAATCCTTTGGTTTATCCTCTGCAAATCTCATTTCACTCATTTTGTTATTTCCTCCAATCTTAAAAAATGGCACAAAAAAAGAGGCGTCTATTTCAAGTCCTAAGACCTGTAATAAACGCCTCTGAGAATGTTTCCGTAATATGTTTTCTGTTTTATCCTGCTGCCGGATGGCTTTCTGCCCAGCTTGTAAGAAGCTCGATGATAACCTCCTCAATTTGGGAGGAAGTGTAGTTCTGCGGAAAGAACTTTTTCAGCACTTTGCTCTTAAGCCTCACATTTATCGGTGTAAGCTCCTCTTTTAAAAGTATCTCCATCACCTTATCATCATTAAGCCCTTCGGTTTTTGACAAATTGCGAAGTTCCCTCGCCTGCGCCAGAGACGGCGATACTTCATCCGACTCCATAAAAGACCTCACCATTTCCTGCTCGTCTGCCGTAAGATATGAAATCTCCACTGCACTGTTAAAAGCAAACTTCTTTTCATCTACAAGTGCCAGCAGCCCCGGTATCAGTTCCGTCATACGAAACAACCTTCGGAGAGTATTGGGACTGCAATCATAATCTTTTGCCAGCTCGTCAATACTGCTGCCTTTTTCACCCTCGTCAAGATCTGTTCGCTTGCCCTGTCTTTTCATGGCTTCATATCGCATCTTACTTGAAAACGCCTTTTCACTTACAAGAAGCGTGGTGCGCTGGATGTTTGAATCCACCATATAAATAATGGCTTCATCATCGTCCATAGTCTTTACCACCACAGGCATAGTTTCAAGACCGGCTATCTCGCAGGCTCTTTTTCTGCGATGTCCGGCTATGATCTCATAACCGCCATCTGCATCTTCTCTTACTACAGCCGGATTCAGGACGCCATTTTCTTTTATGCTTTCTGCCAGATGATACATATCCTCATCATCCGTCACCTTAAAAGGATGATTTTTAAATCCATGAAGCTGTGTCAGTTTTACTTCTATCTGTTTTTCTCTGTCCTCTGACCCAAGAAGCGCATCTATAGGCCTTAAGTTTATCTTTGTACTTTTTCTCTCAGCCATCCTGACCACCTCCATCCAAAATTTCATTGACCAGATTTACATACGCCTTTGCCACCTGGCTGTTCGGTGCATACTCATAAATGCTTTTCCCTTCCTTACAGCATTCCTTCATTCTAACTGAAGCAGGGATATATGTATCAAATATCCTTATGCTGTCTCCGTAGCTTTCACGAAGAACCTCCATATTCTCCCTTGCCTCACAGGTGCGGATATCCACCATAGTAAAAACGATACCGCCGACCTGCAGATTTGGATTTATCTGCTTTCTGATCCTGCCTACCGTCTGGAGCAGTTTCTGCAATCCTTTAATAGGAAGATATGACGCTTCCACCGGTATGATCACTTCATCAGCCGCAGCAAGTGAATTTATGGTCAGCATACCAAGCGATGGCATCGTGTCGATTATCACTGTATCATACTGATCTCGAACCTTATCAATAATCTGCTTAAGCACATACTCCCTGCTCATGGCATTTACCAGAAGCACTTCCATCCCAGCAAGGTCTATATTTGATACGATAACATCAACACCCTCTTCCTGATGTCTGATATATAAATCCTCCGGCAGCTCCTCGTCATTTAGGACCATACCGAATAATTCGGTTAAGGTTTCTTCGCTGTCATCCGTATCTCTGTATCCAAGACTTGCAGAAGCATCTGCCTGCGGATCTGCATCAACGATCAGAACCTTCTGCCCCGACCTCACCAGACCCTCTCCCATATTTACCGATAGGGCAGATTTTGAAGTCCCACCCTTTTGATTTACTATTGAAATCACTTTTCCCATAAGTTCCACTGACTTAATTTGGGGATTAAAAAAGGACTGTCATGGCAGCCTCGGTTGGTAAATCCGATAATGGCTATCCATACAGTCCTATGAACCCGTATTAAGTTTTATTCTCCTTTCCGACATTCTATGCTTACTTCGTTGCAAAAATTCATAGGACCAAATCCTCTGAAAACCCTTATATTTAGCGGTCTCCAACTGATTTAGTCCTATTATTACAAAATCATCTCATTTTGTCAAGCCAATTCCAAAAAATAATCAGAGGTCTACGACCCCGATCCCGGCTGTGATTCCCTGAAAAACTGCATCAAGCGGCTTCCAAATTATCTCAATCCTGTCGGGTCCGTAGACATTTATTCTGTCGATTATCTTTTTGAGCTGTACCTTGTCAAATGATTCCATTAACAATGACTCCTGTAATATCTCTCTGGTACTTGTCGCCATTATATCATTCTGTTTTGCGACTTCCAACCGGCTTTCAGCTTCCTTTATTTCTGAAGCTATCTCTGCCAGCCTGTCATCGGTCTTTTGTTTCTTGGCTATATAATCCTCGCGGTTTCCGTCATTCCTATACTCTTCATATAGCCTAGTCTTCTTTGATGAAAGACGCTGCTGTTCTTTAGACAATGTTTCAATTCTGTCAGATATAGCTGAAACCTCGGATTCAGATTCCTTCTTCTTTCCGATTTGATCAGTATAAATCTGTGCCATCAAGTTGACGTTTGCGAGAACTGCTCCCTCTAAATCGGTACCTTTTATACGAATCCTTTTACATTCTTCCTCCGCAAACTGCCCATACCCATTCATACAACGATATCTGGTGTGAGTACCATTTTTAGGTGCAGAAAGCGTCCTTCCGCAATAGGCACAATATATTAGCGGACATGCTTTTCCTGTGACAGGCTTCTTCTTTCCCGTAAAAGCCATCTCATTTGCTTTATCAAATAGTTCTTTTGATATTATGGCCTCATGTGTCCCTTCGGTGACAATCCATTCATCTCTTCCATTTTTAATATTTTTCTTCCCAGTAGAGATATTCTGAGATGACTTGTTCCAGCATGTGTTTCCAATATAAACAGGATTTCTAAGCATATCCGAAATGGTTGTCACGGTCCACATTGGGTTTTCCTTGTTCCTTTTGTGTCCTGCATACATTCCACGAGCGATGAAGTATTCGCTGGGTGTCGGAATACCATTACTATTCAAGTAACCTACTATCCAACCCTTAGACTTACCCTCTGCAGCGTATGTAAAAATCAGTTTCATGACCTCTGCAGCATCATTATCAACAATCAGTTGGTGCTTATTCTCAGGATCTTTTCTGTATCCATATGGGACTTTTGCAGCCATATACTGTCCGTTCTTTGCCCTTGTAGTCATGGCAGATATTACCTTTCCCGACAAGTCCCTGCTGTACATCGCATTCATAACATTTTTCAGGGCTACGCTTAATCCCCCTGTCATGCCATTGCAATCTGCACTATCATAATTGTCATTAACAGATATAAACCTTATCTGCAATAATGGGAAAATTCTTTCCAATAAATTTCCGGTCTCTAAATGGTCACGCCCAAGCCTGGAAAAGTCTTTTACAACTATTACTCCGACATCGCCACGTTTTGCATCAGCCATAAGCTGCTCATATCCCGGTCTTGTAAATGTTGTTCCGGTATAGCCATCATCGACGTATTCTTTGATGCCATAGCCTTGAAAATCCGGTTCCTTTTCTATATATGACCGGATGAGCTGCCTTTGTGCTGATACGCTGTTACTCTCATCCTTGATTCCCTTGGCAGTATCTTCATCATCTTCAGAAAGCCTGATATAGCAGGCAATTACCTTTTTATTTTCAATCATTACCTGCCTCCTTTGCCTTGGACAAATCTACAAGTTCCTTCAACATATCATCGTAACGAAGCTTTATATGGATAGAGCCATTTTTTTTCTACCAAAATCTCATCAACGAAAGCATCTACCATCTTCTTTGTAAGCTTTCGTTTATCACGGTATTTTTCGATGATCTGCTCCCATTCCTTATCGGTATGAAAATTACGATCACTTGAAGCCTGACGGGAAAGCATATCATCCAACCTTGCTTTCAACTGCTTTTCCTGTCTTGCATCCCTTTCCTTAAAATCCTCATACTGTTCACCGTCTATCAAGTGCAGTGAATAGTCCTCATAAAGCTGTGATTTCCTGATATTCAGCTTCTTAAGCTCAGACTGTATTCTACGAATTTCTTTTGAGATCACATCATATCGTTCTATCGCTGCCTGTCTGCTGTTGAGTCTCCGAACCATATCCACCGTATCAATATATACATTCATGTGGGCATGTATTACACGAAAAGTCTCGTCATAAACCTCATTTGCATCCACAATATGTGAAGAGCATTCCTTTCGTTTGAGTGCATTACCTCCACATACATAACGAAGAGACTTTCCGCCATTATGAGTCAGCAGATACATAGTGCTTCCGCAATCAGCACATTTTATCTTTCCCTTGAACATATTTAAGGAAGCCGTCTTATACATGCCGGGATTTTTTACAGGGATTTCAGATCTACGCTTCATCTCCTCCTGCACCTTGTTAAAAATCTCTCGGGATACAACACCCTCGTGAGTATTCTCTACTATAATCCACTCACTTTCAGGATTATGGTTGCGGTTTGTATCAGAAAATAAATCATACATAATCTGATTGTGGACGCTATCCCCCACAAGGTATCTGTTTTTGAGAAGCCTGTGAATTGTACTGTTACCCCATTTTGTATTGTTTCCTTCAGGTAAGTCACCTGTGCGCTTAAGCTTACGATATGCACTCGGGTTGATAACTCCCCTCTCCTCAAATATCCTACCAATTTCTGTACAGTCTTTACCCTCCAGATAAAGCTTGAACATTTCTCTAACAACAGGTGCGGTCTCCGGATCTGGAATAAGCTTGTGCTTATCATCAGGATCTTTTGTAAGTCCATAGCAGATGCTTCCAGCAACGCATTTTCCGTTATTCCAATTTGCTCGGTAAGCTGCCCGAACTTTTTTAGCCAGATCTCTGGAATAGTATTCATTGAAAATATTAGAAAGACATACCATTAGATTTATATCTTCCTTATCGGAGTCAAATCCATCAGTTACCGCAATGAACCGGACACCAAAGAACGGAAAAATCCTCTCCACATAGTTTCCTGTTTCAATATAATTCCTGCCCAGGCGGGAAAGGTCTTTTACAATTATGCAATCCACCCTGCCCTGCCTCATGTCCTGAATCATTTCATCGAAACCCGCTCTGTCAAAATCTGTTCCGGTCTGGGATATATCAAAATATTCCTTTTCCACAACGATATCCTTTGTATTGTCCACAAAGGAATGTAAGAGCTGCATTTGTGTCTCTATCGTGCATCTTTCACGATTGGCCTCACTCTCTAATGATAATCTTGCGTACAATGCCGCATGGTATATCTTCTCAGGCATAGCCGCCGTGGTATCAGATACAGATATAGCGGGTGAGCCTACTGTCGTGGCTGTATCCTGTTTTCTTGACTTCCTTGCCACTTAAATCACCTGCCTTTCTTCTAATACACAACCCGCATCATTCCGTTCTGGCATCGCATAGATGTTGCTGCCATTGTCCGCATGGTTCTCCAGCATATCCGCATACGCATAAAAAGAATCGTCGAATGAGAAAATCACTTCTATGTTGCTCTTATCTATGACCTTAACCTGCTGTATCAGTTCCACTGCCACAGCTCTTGTAAGCTCCTTAATATCCTTATGCTCAGTAAAATATGTCATCCAACGATATTTATCCGTATTCTCAGTCAGGACTTCCTTCATGTGCGAATTGATGGAACTTATCTCTGCCTCAGCGGCGTTCCTCTTCTCCGTGAAACTCGTATGAAGTTCCTCATACTCTTCCTTGGAGATAACCCCATCCTTCAAATCTTCATAAAGACTGTTGCGAAGCTCCTTCCAACGGATGACTTCCGCTTCCAACTTATCTTTACGCTCGTTAAGCCTTCTGATCTCGATATCCTTGAATGGTACATCGTCTATATATTTTAGAACCTTCTCCATATCAAGCACTGCCTATATATGTTCCTGCAATAGAACAAAAACTGTATCTTCCAGCTTATACTTTGGTATCCTATGGGTAGACTTGCATCCCCGCTTATTAGCATGGCCGGAACATACATAATATGAATATATCTTTCCACCTGCAGGAACATCCTTCTTAGTCATAGGGCTGCCGCACTCTGCGCATACTGCTATACCAGAAAGCGGGTATACCGCATCACCATTTGAAGGGAGCCTTGTGTCAAAAGATAGCAATCTCTGCACAAGGTCAAATTCATGCTTTGAGATAATATACTCGTGATTATTTTCAATACGCACCCATTCATTTCTTGGACGCTCCATAACCTTTTTTACCTTATGATTTGGTGTTGTGTGTTTTCCCTGCACCAGAGTACCGGTATATATCTCATTTTCAAGAACACGTCTTACTGATACGGAATCCCACTTAGCCTGATCATTTACCTTGAAGTTATCCTGTATAGGAACTCCAATGCTCCTTTTATATTCCAGCGGACTTAGTATCCCATGATCATTAAGATAGTCTGCAATCCCAGACTGGCTCTGCCCCTGCAGCTTCATTCTGAAGATATCCTGCACTACTCCGGCAGCATAAGGATCAATTACGAGCTTGTTCTTATCCTTTTCATCCTTAAGATATCCATAAGGAGTAAAAGGACCGGTATATTGTCCATTCTTACGCTTTGCCTCCAGATTTGTCCTGATCTTAATACTGATATCACGGCAATAAGCATCATTCATAAGATTCTTAAAAGGCACCACGATATCATCCTGATCACCCTTTTTCTTATCCACTCCGTCATTGATGGCTATAAATCTTACTCCCAATGTCGGGAATATGCGCTCGATATATTTTCCGGAGTCGATATACTCACGCCCGAAACGGGATAAGTCTTTTACAATGATGCAATCAATGACACCCCTGCGGACATCGTCAATCATGGCTTGAAAGCCAGGACGGTTAAAATCGCTTCCGGTATAACCGTCATCCTCGTATTCACGTATGATTTCGATATCCGGCTTGTCTTTTACAAAATCTCTTATGAGAAGCTTTTGATTCTGGATGCTGTCGCTCTCAGTCTTATTGGACTTTGCGACATCAATATCCTCTTTGGACAGGCGTACATACATAGCCGCCTGATAGACTTTTGAATTTTCCATTTGAAATCCTCCTCGTATTCTTTAGTTACCAGCTAAAGACCGGAAGGATTTTCAGAAATATTTGATCCTGTCTAAAGCCTATCAAATTGTCTTTCGCATTTCCATCTCCTGCAAAAACAAAATAACTTCCTACCAATTTGGGAGGAAGTTAAATCTGTTACATATTAAGAAGCATCTCTTCAAAGGCGTCTTCAAAGGTTGTTCCGTTATTAGCAAATCGAATCTTTACCTTTACATTGCCAACACGCACCATATAAGGATTGCCCACCTGCTTTAAGTATTGCTTCGTTCTCTTTTCCTTGGATAATGACCTGTCAATGCGGATATCACGGATATCCTTCATATCTTTAAGGTCAACATCATCGAAGTCCGTTTCAAGAAACTTTCTATACTCTTCCGCTGTCATAAAAGTCTTCACCTCCCCAAAACAACTTCCTGCCAATTTAGGAGGAAGTTAAAC